AAATGTTTTGAATCCATATTGGGAGACTGCTGCTGTAACGGGCGCTTTTATTCCAGATCAACCACAGGATGTGGTGACAGAACAGCAACCGTATTACAATGGTCCGGGTTTTCAGACAATAGACGAACATGACGCAAAGGTAAATAGAGGGATGCTAAGAAACATATGGACAAACGATGACTGATCGAAAGAAACTGGAACAAGCCATTGCTACAGCAAAGGAACTCCACAAGCGACAGAAGTTTAACAGGATTGAGTTTTACGATCCATACCCATTTCAGAAGACGTTTCATCAGACAGGCTTTGAGAACAATCAAAGACTGCTTATGTGCGCTAACCGAATAGGCAAGTCCTACTCTGGTGCTGCTGAGATGGCTATGCACCTGACGGGTATATACCCTGACTGGTGGGAAGGTAAACGATACTACAAGGCTATCACCGCATGGGTTGGTGGTGTGTCTAACGAATCAACCAGAGACATCTGTCAAGCAGAACTACTGGGTGCCCCTGAAGACCCTGATGCATGGGGTACAGGTGCAATACCTTTAGAGAACATAATCAGTGCAGAACGTAAACCCGGCGTGCCTAATGCGAAAGCACTGGCACTAGTCAAACACTCAAGTGGAGAGAACTCCACGGTACACTTTAAGTCGTATGAGTCTGGTGTAGAGAAGTGGATGGGTCGCTCTGTTGACTGTATATGGCTAGACGAAGAACCTGACAGATCATTGTACTCACAGGCTGTGACACGTACGTTAGACCGTAAGGGTATGGTGTACCTCACGTTTACCCCTGAGAAGGGCATGACAGAGACTGTAAGCGCATTCATGAACAACATTCAGAAGGGTCAGTCCCTGACGAACGCTACATGGGATGACGCTAGTGAACATGTCAAGACAATGAAGGGTAAGTCTGGACATCTTGATGACGATACAATGAGACAGATTCTGTCTGCGTATTCACCCCATGAGAGGGAGATGCGTAAGTACGGTAAACCTACAATTGGTTCAGGATTGGTCTTTCCTATTCCTGAAGAGAAACTGATAGTGGAGTCATTTGAGATACCTGATCACTGGCCTAGAATAGCCGGAATCGATTTAGGTTGGGATCATGATACTGCTGTAATATGGGGAGCGCATGACACTGAAGAAGATATTTTCTACGTATACGATGCGTACAACGCAAACAAAAGAAGTCCCGCAGAACACGCAGAAGTCATCAAGCAAAGACCTTCGTTCATTCCTGTTGCCTACCCGCATGATGGAAACAGAAGGGACTCTATGGGCAATCCGGGTTTGGCTAACCAATACCGTGATCTTGGCTGCAATTTTCTGCTTGAACATTTTACAAATCCTCCTGCTCTTGGCCAGAAAAAGGGGTCGAACAGCGTTGAGGAAGGTATTCAGCAGATGGTAGTCTGGATGGAAGAGGGCAGGTTTAAAATCTTTGAGGACCTAGCACATGTCCTACAGGAGTACAGGCAGTACCACAGAAAGGACGGAAAGATTGTAGCGATAAGAGATGACTCTATGTCAGCCATGAGATATTGCTTTATGAGCAGACGATGGGGTGTGGCAGGAGCAGACGAAACTTGGTCTTTCAATTTTGAAAAACCTCTACATTACAAAGAAATGGGAATAGTATGAGCGAACCAGTTACAGAAGAAGATATCGTACAACGAATCGACGGAGAGATATCAGCAGCCCTAGGGTATGGTGATAGCGTATCTGAACAACGTAGGGAGGCTATGCATTACTACTATGCACAGCCATTTGGCAATGAGGTTGAAGGTCGATCTCACTACGTAGATTCCACAGTACAGGATACAGTTGAGTGGATCAAGCCATCCCTGATGCGTGTGTTTGCGTCTGGTGACGAACTGGTTAAGTTCGAACCCAACAGTCCACAGGAAGTGGAGATAGCAGATCAAGCGTCTGACTACGTTAACTACGTACTACAGCGACAGCATAACGGATGGGAGATTCTGTATCAGTGGTTCACAGATGCTCTGCTACAAAAGAACGGTATCATCAAAGTATGGTGGGATGAGTATACTGATTACGTCCGTGAAGAATACAAGGGTCTTAATGATGTAGAGTTTGAAGCCCTGTTAATGGACGAAGATGTAGACATTGTTGAGCATAGCGAATACCCATCAGAGATGGGCTATACTCATGACTGTGTGGTTAAACGTAATGACTACACAGGTAAGGTGCACATTGAGAATGTACCACCAGAAGAATTTCTAATTAACCGTGAAGCCAAAACAATTGAAGATGCTAGGTTCATTTGTCATCGTGTACGCAAGACGCTATCAGAACTGCGTCAGATGTACCCTGACATTGACGAAGAAGAACTGAAGGGTGCTGACCTTAGTAATCCCATTTGGGATAATGAGGGTTTAGCCAGACAGTCTTATGATCATACTAATGACATCTTTCATGGGCACAACAGTGCAGCAACAGAAGAGTCAATGAATGAGTACTGGCTTCATGAATCATTTGTACGTACAGACTATGATGGTGATGGCATTGCGGAACTACGCAAGGTCTGCACGGTAGGCTCTACGGTACTATCTAATGATGAAGTGGATAACATGCCCTTCATCAGCATTACACCAATCAAGATATCGCATAAGTTTTTTGGATTATCTGTAGCGGATTTAGTTATGCCATTACAGAAGATCAAGTCTACGCTTATGCGCAATCTGCTAGACAACATGTACAACCAGAACTATGGACGGTTTGCAGTGTTGGAAGGTCAGGCAAATCTGGATGATTTACTGACGGCTAGACCGGGAGGCATCGTACGTGTTAAGTCACCTAATGCTGTCACCCCTCTGGCTACTCCACCACTGGAACCGTTTGTATTCAACATGGTTCAGTACCTTGACGATGTGCGTGAATCACGTGCAGGAGTCAGCAGAACAGGACAAGGACTTAATGATCAGGCACTAACCTCACACACCACGGCTACCGCTGTGAACGCTGTGATGACGGCTGCTCAATCCAGAGTCGAACTGATTGCCAGAAACTTTGCTGAGACTGGTGTTAAAGATTTAATGTGTCGCATCTATGAACTTCTAGTGAAGAACATGGATCGCAAACGTGTGATCAAACTAAGAGAGAAGTGGGTTGATGTTGATCCTAGATCATGGGCAGACTCAATGGACGCTACGGTGTCGGTTGCTCTGGGTCATGGCAATAAAGATCAGCAGGTTGCTCAGTTAACTCAACTGGTTCAGATGGCTGCACAGCAGGCAGGAACTCCAATGATCTCACCTGACAACATGTATAACCTGACAGCCTCCCTATTGAAGTCTATGGGCTATCAGAATGTGAATGACTACATCACACCACCTGAAGGTCAACAGCCTCCACAGCCTGATCCAATGCAGCAGGCAGCACTCAAGGCGATGGAAGTGGAAGACCAAGTTAAGCAGGGTGAGTTAGCAGTCAAGCAGATGAAGGCAGAGAACGAAGTCAATGAGACTAAGATGGATGCCAAATTCAAGATGGCTGAACTTAAGATGGAGTCTGACGAAGGGAGGGCAGTGAAGATAGGTCAATGAGCGAACATAGAATAGAAGAGGCAAGGAGAATTCTAAACAGTGAACTCTTTGCCGAAAGCATACAAGGTTTAAAAGACCAACTACAACATGAGTGGTCAGTGACAGACGCTCATGATATTGACAGTAGAGAACAGATTTGGCTTGAACTCAAACTGGTAGACAGATTAGTAGGACATCTGACATCAATATTTGAGGAAGGACAAATAACTAAATTTACATCAAACTTAAAGGATTAATAATGAGTACAACAAAAATTGTGGACAACACTCCAGTGGAGCGACCCGCAGAACCATTGAGCGAAGCAATGCAACTTGCTGAAGCACAAGAAGCAATTCTCAATTTAGTGGAAGCCGGTGAGGCTCAACCCGAAGTTGAAGAAGAGCAATCCGTCGAAGAAACAGAATCTCAACCTATAGAGGAAGAAGATGTTTTAGAAGATGAGGCTGAAGTAGAAGAATCGGAGTCTGATGAAGACGAAGAAGAATACGAAGCATCAGATAATGTTGACGCTGAAGGCGAAGAAACCGAAGTCTACACCATCAAATTAGATGGAGAAGAGATAGAGGTGACACGTGAAGAATTACTTCAGGGTTACCAGAGACAATCTGACTACACCAAAAAAACGCAAGGTATATCTGAGGAGCGTAAAGCAATCGAAGAGGAAAGGAGTAACCTTTCTACTGAGATGCAGGCTCTGTACCAACAGCGTGAGCAGTATCAACAAGCACTTGGACAACTTGGAAATCAACTACTAGCAGGTATTAGCCGATTTCAAAATGTTAACTGGGAGCAACTGAAGGAAAACGATCCAATCGAATACATGACTAAACGTGATGAATTTCGTGAAGAACAGGAAAAGATCAAAGGTTTGCAACAGCACCAAGCGCAGGTGCAGGCACAACAACAGGCAGACATGCAGAAGGAGCAGGCTAAACTTGCTGCTGCTGAAATGAAAAAACTTGCCGACCTTATTCCTGAATGGAAAGACCCCAAGGTACAGCCAGAGTTAGCAAAGAGTATTCGTTCATACGCAATGGATTCAGGATATCAGAAAGAGGAGATTGACATGCTTGTCGATAGCCGTTCTGTTAATGTCCTAATGAAAGCCATGAAGTATGACGCTCTACAAAAGGCTGATGTCAAGACTAAGAAGTTGAAAAACAAACCCAAGATGGCTACGTCTGGTTCAAAGCGTGGCAAAGCGGATGCTGCTAAACGGCGTAAAGCCAAACTTTCTGATAAACTAAAACAGTCTGGTGATGCAAGAGATGCAGCAAGACTGTTGGAAGACATTCTATAGGAGAAATATAAATGGCAATTCCAACGAACACTAGAGAAACTTACGGAGCAGTGGGCATCCGTGAAGACCTCTCTAATATTATTTACAACATTAGCCCAGAAGATACCCCGTTCATGTCAGGCATTGGTAAGTCGTCTTGCGACAATACTTACTTTGAGTGGCAGATTGATGAACTTGATGGTGGCACTGACAACTTCCACGTTGAAGGTGACGATGCAGAAGCCCTTGCGGTTACGGAACCAGAGCGTGTAGGCAACTATACGCAGATCAGTTCCAAAACTGTGCGGTCAAGTGGTACGGCTGAGGCAGTAGACTTTGCAGGACGCAAATCTACGCAGGCTTACCAGATGGCTAAACGTGCGAAGGAGTTGAAGTTAGACATGGAGCATATGCTTCTTGCCGTGGCTACAGCCCCAACCGCAGGCTCTTCGGGTACAGCCCGTAAGACAGGTTCAGTCGGTGCATGGATTACGTCTAACGTAATTGCTGCTGCTGCTGCCCCTGATGAGGCTGACATTCGTGCGATGATGGAGCAGTGTTGGGAAGCAGGTGCTAAACCTACTGTCCTAATGTGTGACGGCGTTATCAAACAGCAAATCTCTGCTTTGTCGCAGAGCGTGTCTGAGTTGCGTACCGCTGCCAACGATAAGTCCCCGGCATATGTCGTGGCTGCTGTTGACATCTACGTCAGCGATTTCGGTAACCTGCAAATGGTGCCTAACCGGTTGATGCCTGCTGAAACGGCATACTTCCTTGACTATGAGTACTGGGACATCGCTTACCTGCGACCGTTCATGACTCATGATATCGCCCGCACTGGTGACAGTGTTGCTCAGCAGTTGCTTGTTGAGTTTGGTCTTCGTTCTAAGAATGAAGAAGCCAATGGCAAAATCACGGGTTGGGCTGCGCCTTAATCTGTAATGGGGAGGGGACCTTCGGGTCCCCAAACCTTTTGAATTAGATGACCTATAGAGAGGATACATGAAGAAATCAGATTTCAAAGACGGCAAGCCCGTCAAGAAAGAAGTAAAGAAAGAAGGAAAGAAACTGGACCCATATAAGGTCCTTAAAGAAGCCTATGCAAAACCAACTAGGGTTGCTAATGTTGGTGGTAAAGGATATGTATGAAAACAATATTTGATTTAAATGAAACAGGCATCACAACATTTGAAGAGAGTGCGACAGAATTTACGCTCACCAAGACACAGGACGCACAGCCGATTGTTGAGCAGAACAAAAAGGAATACAACTCAGGTATTAACAACGGAGGAAAGACTGCACTTGGAAGAAAGGTTGCATCTGTGCCTCTAGTCATTTGGCAGAACTGGATGAAAGAAACCAAGGGTGAGATACAGACAAACCCCAAACTGTTAGCCAAATACTTAAACGATCCTGATAACAAATTCCTAAGAACACACAACAGCAGGATTTAAAATGTCATTAGAAACTTACGATGAACTAAAGGTTAGCCTGAAGAACTGGTTAGATAGAGATGATCTTGACCCGTTTCTTGGAGACTTCATTAGACTAGCGGAGAGTCGATTCAATCGACAACTTCGCCTTCGTGCTATGGAGAGAAGGGAGAAGACCAACACAGTTGGTGGTCAATCAAATTACACACTACCCTCAGACTACCTTCAGGGTCGTGAGTTTAGAGTCAATTCAAATCCAGTGATATCGCTACAGTATATTACACCAGAGATTTACGATGCTTGGCATCTTGGAAATGGACTTCCAAAGTTCTATACCATTATTGCTGACGAACTTAAACTTGGTCCAATACCTTCTGACGAAGTAGAAATGGAGATGTTATTTTATGGTAAAGTTCCTAGCCTTGGCTCCACAAAGCCAACTAACTGGATACTACTTAACGCACCTGATATATATCTGTATGGCTCTTTACTAGAGGCAGAGGCATTCCTTCAGAATGACCCACGCATACAGTTATGGAAGCAGGGGTTTGATATGGCGGTTGCAGACCTACAACTACAGGATGACAAGGATAGGCATAGCGCATCCAACTTGATGATACGCTCATGAGTACGCCTATTGATTGGTCTGGTTGGTTGAATTGGTTTAACAGTTCAAATGCTGATATCTCATCTGACCCTGCTATCCCTAGATATCAATGGCCTTGGAATGACGATGATAGAGATTGGATACCAGACGTTCTTGATACTGATATCAGGTGGACTACACATTATGATATAGTAGAGGGACTTGAAAGTGACCTTATTCTTGATAAGGCATTATTTGACAATGACTCACCCCAAGGTTGGAATGAACAAAGTAAATCAGATGGGACATGGGAACAGGTTGGATCACAGATACATAACACTTGGACAAAATCATGAACACATCTAAACTTATTACAACATACATTGTGGACTGCTATGGAGAGGATGGCTTTCTTAAGTGGTCGGAAAGCACTCCTAACATTGTGGTAAACGAAGGGGTTGATTATCTATTTGATGCAGCCTTCTTAAATACAGATACATCTAATTGGTATGCAG